ATATTGTATCTGTTGCAACTACAACCTGTTCAGGACCTTCAGGAATCCAATAGTATTCAAAATAATTAATAATCTTATCTAAATCAGTGAACGAATCCCAAGAATAAAATTCGCTATTAAATAATCTATTATTATCATCAGTTTCGGCTCCTTCAAGTTTAAGAGCGTCTAATATACCCGGATAACTAATAAAATCTCGTGCAGTAGATTCGTTAGTTTTAGTAAACACTACCCCCGGTTCTAATTGATAATCTGTTCTTACTTTAGTAGGTTCAGTTACATAATAATCTTTAGCGTTAATACCGTAACCAACTCTACTACCAACAAATCCTTGAATTTTTTCAGTTAGCGGTTGAGATACAATTTGGTCTAAACTTGCTGCTAAAAATTGAGCATTGGTAGGAGTCTGAAATATTTCAGGTAGAAAATTTAAGGTGCGAATTCTAGTTGCCATATATACTTATCCGATTTGTAATTCAGCAGGAGTAAGAGCAGCAATAACTAATACATCGTTGGATGTTGCAGCGTTAACAAAAATTTCATAAGGGGCACATTTAATTTCATATAGATCACCAAATTTCAGCGTAGGATCATTTGGAACTAGTACTGCGGAACTAATTAACTCTCCGACTTGATCATGTAAATAGGCTGCTAATTCAGAAAAATAAAAAGTGTCTCCAAAATTCCAATTATTGATATTAAAATAATTATTCATAGATGTAAGTACCGCACTGCGAATTTCACTATCACTGACATTTACATTATTATTTTTTATAACTTTAATTGTAGCTCTAAGATTAGGTGCAGACTTAGGTCCAAATAATGGTTTAAATGTAACACTGTTCAATATTACACTATCAGATAACATTTTATAGTTATTAACTTCGCCGTAATCTTGTGTTAATTCACTAATTGTTGGTTTGGGCGGTATGGGAACAGTGTTTGTAGTATCTTGAATATATTTTTGATAATTAGTATAATATGCTTGTGTAACGACATATAAATCAATGATGTTGGTAGTTGCAGGGTCAATTCGAGTGGTATTATTACTATTGTGACGATATTGAAATTGTAAACCTTGCCTACCCGGTTTAACTGAGTATTGTGGTTGTTCAACCAAGGTGTAATATAGAGTAGTTACATTATTATTTTGTACTGAAGTATAAAATTTATTTTCACCATTGGCATAAAATATTTGACTCAACGGATAATCATATTTTACAACCTCAATTTGAGCTTTTGTTTGATATTGAACAACTGACGAACTAGGAATAAGCTGATAACGTGAAAGATTAATAGCATCTTCTACAAGTTCAAAAAATACATAAATTCCGGTATTTGAGCCATTTGGTATATATCCAGTAATTGTTTCAAAAAATGCAGGATTTATTATTAAATTTTGATTATTAATATCAGTGCTGGCCACTTCTACTTCAAAATCATTTATGTAACCATCACTTTCAACTGTTTGTCCCACAATGTTTATTTGAACATCTTTCGATAGTGGATAATTATTACTAGGTTGTGTATTAGTAGCTAATATTTTTATAAAATCTTGTAAAATTTGTCCACTTAGTGGATCATAAACCAAATGATTTTTATCAAAAGTAAATCTAGTATCTTTTACACTACCAAAATAATATCCTACTGATCTATAACTAATAGTATATTTGTTATTTCCTAAACTTAAAAAGTTAACTACATAATTCGCATCATTATATTCTCTAATACTCCATCTATCTTCTGCAATTGTCAATGCATTATTAAAAACAAGACTAAAATTTTGCTGTAATTCCATTAAAATCCTACACTCTTGAATAATAGAATTAGATAATGAATTATCAAACGAAGGTAGTACTGTTGTTATCCGCGCTCCCGTTGGCACATAACCAGTTAAAGTAACAGGGCCTGATCCATTACTAAAAGAACCTAGCCCGTTATTATACCCATCGCCAATTACACTTTGTACCGTAGTCCAAATAAAAGTTTGATCGCTTGGACTAGGTATACCGCTTATTAATCGATTATTTTTATCAAAATAATATCCAATTGGTGCAACTAACTTTATTAATGCTCCTGAAGTAATATACTTAACATTACCAGTAGAATATACGCCGATTGGTACAGGAGATTCGTTATTATTAATCAAATTATAAAAATAACCAGTTAATGAATTAGCATCTACTGAACTAGTTTGCCAATATATATTTTCATCGTCAGTTACTTGATTAATTGAATATTGCGGATAATTTTGCACATAATACTGTATTACCTTATTATCAGCTAATATTACATTAAGAGAATCTGTTAAAAAGGTAATAATATCACCGATATTGTTAATAGTTAACGACGCATATCCATTTGAATCGTCCTGCCATATAGCGCCATCTGCGGCAAATGAATTAATACTTGAATACTTTCCTGTAGGGTCAAGTAGATCTAAATTTTTACTAACGCCGATTGAACTTCTATTAATTGCTTTAGATTTTATTATTGAGCTATATAGTGTGTATGGGAAATTATTATAATCTTCCCCGTTTACCATACGATTTTGTGTATAATATCTAGTAGGAGCTCGTTGTTTGATTTGAGCTATTGGTTCACGAACCTGAGCATTTGATATAGGTAGCTGAAGGGATAATGCTACTGTTAGTATTTGTGTTTTTCCATATCTATCTAGATAACTTATTGATACTGAAATTCCTTGCATTTCGTTTGGATCAATAGTATATGTCAATGCATTGCCGGCACGAACATATGCTCTATAAGTTCCTACAGGTATTTGGCTAAATACACCATCACCAAATGTATAGGCAACTTGATCGTTGAATCTAGAAGATACCGCAAATATTTTGCGCCCGGATGATTCGGTTTGTAGATAAGCATCTGCATATACATTATCTACCTTTTTCCAAAGCAATCTGGTACCGTTATTTTCATTTAACTGGTATAACCATGTATCTGTATTATTAACACCTTGAATATCCCCTATGTTAATCACTTGATTAGAAATTTGCTGCTGCAATACAAAATCATAATTTTGCAAAGTGCCTTGCTTAAAATAAAAGAAATACCCTGTATTGGGGCTACCATAACCTAATTTATCATTACGATATACCATATTAAAAGTGCCTGATGGTGCAGGGGGTATTTCATATATGTAATCTTCATCAATACTAGTAACACTTACCAATTCAAAATTCATAGTAATACCATCAACGGTACTAGTAAAAGGTACTATTGGTAATGTATTTTCAGGAATTTTTAATGTATATTCGCTAGTAGCCACCCCTAATAGTTCTGCTACATTACCAGGACGGCCTATCTTTTGAGTATTAATCAATGTCGCATTAATGATAGTATTAAATTGTTCTAACCAGTACGGATTAGCAGGATCGTTCCATAATATAGGAAGATTTCCTAAATTTATTCCATTAAGGTCAGTAATATTCTGTGTAGTTTGAATACCAATAACTTTTAAGAAACCTTGACTGGCTAGATTGCGTTTTGGAGTATAGCTAACTAAGTTAGCTAATTTTATGACACTATCTCTACGCTCTGCGGTATCAATGAAATTTTCGCGGGTATTTAAGTCATTGCGAAATGCAAGACCCTGTCCCATGAAAGCAATAACATCTAGTAACGCAATGAATTCAGAACTTTCAATGAAGTCATTGAAAGTTTCAGGATAATATAATCTTAAATAATCAATAAAGCTTTTACGCAAAGTTTCATAGTCGTAACTACGAAAGTCCGCTTCTCTAAATGTTTGGTAAATTGCTTTCCAATCATTTACTCCAAATAAAGCTGATTGCCGTGAACTAGTAGCCATATGTTTTCTCTTTTAAGTATTTATCATACCTAAAAACCACGGGTTTTAAGAATTATTGATTAAAATTTGTGATTGATTAATATCAGCAAATAAACTAATAACCTGAGCTTGATTAAACGGAGCTACTGCTATTTCTACTTCAATTAATATGCCATTTTCTTGCGGGAAGGCTACAATACTATTTAAAATTAATCTAGGATCTAAACTAGCAACTCGTTGAATTTCATTTTGTAATTTATATTGAGTGTCAGTAGTATTGGGCTCAAAAATAAATGACCAAAGAGTAGTTCCATATCCAGGCTGCCCTACTTTTTGCCCTTGCCTAATATTCAACGCATTTACAAAATCTTGTATCACAAGCGGTTGATCAACTAATCTAAATTTTTTACCTGTATTAACAGGACGCATAATATTACCGGTTCCTCCGTCATTCCCCGCAGGTGCGTTGGTAGTTTTAGGTAAATTGGCACCCAAAGTGCTGAATCCTATGTATTGTGGCATAATGTATTTATGTTACAGGGAAGATAGCTCTTGACTCTTGGACTGAAGTTTGGCAACTAAATCCAATACTTTTTCTTTAGTAATGTCAATTTGAGGATCACCCGGAGGTAACGATTGTTCAGATGCTTCAAGTTGTGATTGCGCTTCCTTTAAATCCGCGGAACGTGTAGCCACTTCTGAACTTACCATAGTAGATTTTGTAACTTTTTCTTGCGCTGCTTGTAGGGCAGCCTTTGCAGCACTTGGAATTTCACCAGTAAAGTTTGGTTTAGGTATTTTTGGATCACCTAATAGTGATCCTATCTGTGCAGTAATTGCACTTCTATCAAATGTGTTTGATCCCACCGTTGGAAGTTTCACAGGAGACGCCCCAACTGAAGTAAGAGATGACATTGCTGCATTAATTTCAGCCGCGGCTCCGGGGGGAAGTCCACTTAAAGCAGTAGACGAAAGACCAGCAGGACTTGATTTAAGTTTGTCTAATGTTCCTCCAAGCTGTCCAGCTACATCATTAATGCTCCCGGTTAACCCGCCCGGTATACCGGCGGTTAATGCTACTAGAGGATTACTAAGTGCTTTTGCTGTACCAGCAATGCCACCAACACCCGGGACCGATGATAACGCATTAGTCAATCCTGTTGTACCGGCGATACTAGTGACACTACCTGTAAAATTAGATAATCCTATTCCACTCACAGCAGATGCTAGTTTTCCGCTTGGACCTGATGTCATAGCACCGGTTATACCGCCGGCAATTCCTTGAACTCCGGCTATCGCACCTTGTAAACTTAGTTGAGGAGATATATTATTTTTTGTAGCGGAAAGTGCGGTAGAAACCAATGCGCCAACAGCTAAGGTCGCAGGTAATGCAGAAGTTAATGAATTAGGAGATTTATTTATTACGCTAGAGATAGTTTTTTGTCCACCCGGTAGATTTGAAATTCCACTAGCTATCGACGATATTCCTCCTAGTGCTGTACTCAATTGACTAGCTCCGCGAACAGCATTTGCGGTAGCATTTAATGATCCGGCAATGTCTGTAGTCTTAGATAATTGTGTACCTGCTTGTAATATTTTACTAGCACCTGATAGGGCAGCATTAACTTGTTTAGAAATTTGAGAAACATTTTTATTACCAATTGCGGCGCCGACCCTACCTATACCCCCTATTACCCCTGTTAATCCACGAAAAGTTGCTGCCGGATTAGTAGCTGAAGAAAGTGCCCCAATAGCATTAACTGTACTAGACAGCGCACCTGTAATTCTAGAAGTGCCTGGTCCTCCTATAGCTCCGATAGTTGACAAAGCTCCGGTAGCAGATTTGACTACATCACCTTTAGAAATAGCGTCAATCGTTGATAGCGAATTTCTTGCAATTGCGAATAAATTTTGCGGTATACCGGCTTTTAATGGTTTGAAAGTTCCCAATATTGCACCAAACGCCTGTGCAGCAGGTCCCCTAGATGCGCCGACAATTGCATTATTTAACCCCTGTAATTGGTTAAGTGCTTTAGAGGCCCCGGCAATAGACCCCAAACCGCCCGAAACAGTTTGCGCTAAACCAGCAGCTAAATTACCTACTTTTAATGCACTGGTGATAGCACTAGAGGTGCTAAGTATCGATTTGGCTGCACCGCGATTGCCCAAGGCAGATGATAAATTAGCCGCAGCACCTAATGTTTTTCCTAAAGAGTTTATAGTCTTAGTGCTAACTAAGGAAGACATTGTGTTAAGAGTTGCGCCTACTCCCCCAGAAGCGCCGGCCATTATAAGTCCTGCAGTAGATGCAGGACTCTCCCTACCCGTAATTACCCCTGCATTAGTTAAAGCAGATTGAGCTTGTTGAAAATTAGTAACTTTAGCATTTATCTGTGCAGGAATATTTCTAGTCAATGCTGTTAAATTTTCCGCTCCAGCGGTGCCTGTAAATAAATTATTAGTCATCGCAGCTTGTACATTGGATCCTCCTTGCACTAAACTGTTGACTAAAGTTGCTGCACCTGGTTTTAATATGCCAGCAGATTCTAATTGTGCAGGAGTTTGAGCCAATGATCCTATAGCCGCAACAGGTCCTTGCGAAGATGATACCACCCCCGCGCCTGCCTTTATTGCATTGGCGGCCGGACCTGTAGCCACCATCACCGCTGATGCACTAACTAATGCTCCAGTAGAATTTGAATCCATTGTACCACTAGCAGCAGGCACCGGCGGAACAGTAGCAATTGTAGCCGGTGTTGCTGCTGCTTCTGCGGGCGCCGCTGATGCCGTTTCATTTGTTGCTGTTACTGCTGGGCTGGGTGCGGGTGGCAATTCAGAATCTGCACTAGTGCTAGTTTTAACATCAACTCCTTGTCCCGCATTTGCCCAAGGAGAATGTGCAGGAGCTCTGGATGTAATACTTTTTAATTTTCCAGGTGCAGCAGCATATCCCTTTGTTGAATCGTACAGTGTATCAGTGTGGGCTAACACAGGGATTGCAGGAACGACCTGCGGAACAGTTGAAGCAGATCCGGTATTTAAATTTACCTTGCTACCATTAATATACATTATGCCGCCACTAGCATATGATCCTTCGCCGCCTGCTTCCATACTCATTGCGCCATCGACTTTATGCGTAAATACACCTACAGTGTAAATACTATTATTCGTGCCTACTTTTTGAGAAGTAGTTTTCTCAGATTCAATATTAATATCTTC